ACGCTCGGAAGCATGGTTCAAGGCAAGACTAGGTAAGGTCACTGCTAGTAAGATACATGACATTATGATTAAAACAAAAACAGGAGAGTCTACCTATAAGACAAAGTATCGTTTACAGTTAGTCACAGAAAGACTAACGGGTAAGGTTGTGCCTGTCTTTATGAATAACGCTATGGCTCATGGAGTGGAGTATGAAGATGAAGCAAAGCTAGAGTATGCTAATCGTAACAAGTTATTAGTAGGAACAGATTTAACAGATGTAGGTATGATAGACCACCCTAGCATAGATTGGAGTGGTGCAAGTCCTGATGGTATGGTAGGGAATGAGGGTCTCATAGAAATCAAGTGTCCTCAACCTATCACACATACAACCACAATTGAAACAGGTGAGATAAGCAAAAGATATATACACCAAATGCAATGGCAAATGAGTTGCACAGGTAGGCAGTGGTGTGACTTTGTATCATACCACCCTGACTTTCCTGACGATTTAAAACTATTTGTTAAGAGAGTGCCAAGAGATAATGAGTTAATAGCTCGTTTGGAAGAAGCAGTAAGCACATTTGTGCAAGAAGTAGATTTTAAAATTAAAACCATAAAGGAGAACTTAAATGGCTGAACAGTATGACAACACTAACAGGTTTGCATTATTTAAAAATAATAAAACCAAAGAATCACAACCTGACTATACAGGAACAATCACCCTAGAGGGTGGTAAAGAAATGTCCTTGAGTGCATGGGTAAGAGAAAGTAAATCAGGAACGACTTATATGAGTGGTCAAATGCAAGAACCATATAAACCTGATAATGCTAATGCACCTAAAGAGACAGTAGCACCTAAATCTTTTGATGACATGGCTTCAGATGTTCCTTTTTAATATGAGATACTTATTACTAGGAATGTTATTTAGCTTACCTGTTCTAGCAGAAAGTGTTTATACTGAAGATGGGTCTTTAATGATTATTGATTCTTCAGAAGAAACAGTTATGTTTATTAATGAATCAGGTGAGGTGCAAGTGGAAGTAGGTGTGTCGCAAGATGACCCTACATTTGTTTACGGAAATGACAAGCTAACAGTTTGTCAGCCAACAGGACAAGGTGCTATTTGTTATTAACTAGGGGTAGAATTGGGGAGGTAACTCCCCTTTTCTTTATCTGTTTGCTACATACATGGTGACTTCAAATCCGAATCTCATTTCTGTAGCTGATGGTTTAGTCCACATAATTTAGTTTCCTTACAAGGTTAATAGAGACTAGATTATAATTTAAAGTAAATAGAATTAATATATTAAATGTATGAGTTTATACTAATGATTATAAGGAGTTGATATGAGTGACAATATAAATCCAGACCATTACACTAAAGGTGGTGTAGAGACTATAGATTTTATAAAAGCTAAAATGACACCAGAAGAATTTTATGGTTTTATTAAAGGCAATGCTCTCAAGTATATTAGCAGAGAGGGTTTAAAATCAGAGAAACTGACTGACAAAATTGATGACTGTAAGAAAGCAATATGGTATCTTGAACAAATGATTAAAGTTCATCAGACAGAGTTAAAGGTATTAGAAATTAAAGCCAAAGAAAATGAATGGATAGATGATGAGTTACATGACGAAGGTTAATGAGCAAAGAGTTTTCTTGTATGGCGAGAAGTTTGTATGCCATCAGTGTGGTCGTGATGCTATGTTTATGGATAGCGATAAGAAATGGTATTGCTCTTTCAATTGGTATGACTTAAAGGAAAATCATGGTATCTGCAAAGCCAATAAAAATAAATAATCCTGTATGTAGTGTTTGTAAAAAACCTGCAAAGATATATTCTGATAATAAGTGGTGGTGTAGTGTTGGTTCAGATATGGGAGAGTTTAATTTATTAGGATTTTGTAAGGAGAAAAAGAAATGATAAGTTGTCCCAAATGTAAAGATGTAGAAATGATATGGGGAAATGATTGGGATAATGATGATGAAGATAGTAAACAGTTTTTAATATGGAGTCAGTATAGTTGCCCAAAATGTGAGACGATACTAAATATATATTGGAGTGAGAAAGATGGCAAAGAAAAAGGAAGATGAGTGGAAAGAACATCATTTTATATATGATGGATATAAATTTATAATGACTTACAACAAAAAAGATTTTAGTATTAAGCACGAGCTAACAAAAAAAGTTATTACAAAAGGAGAGTTCTAATGATTGAGTTTGCTTTTGTTTTATTAGTCAGCAATACAAGTATGGATGAAACTTATATTGGAAACTTTAAGAGTTGCGAAGTAGCACAAGTTCACTACTTCTTATATTCAGTAGATAAATATAATGGCTTTAGATGTATTCCTAAAGAATACGCACCTATTTTAGAAGGAACACCAATTAAAAATATAGACATGAGTAATGGCTCATGGCGATACCAATCGTTTAAAGATGTTTGTAAAGCTAGGAGAAATTGCACATGAGTAAAGGCAGTGGAAAAAGAAAACAAGATGTAACAGACGAAGAACTAGAAGAAAATTGGAACAGAATATTTAAAGGCAATGTAGTCAGAGAGGAGGATGAGGATGGCGATAAGTCCAACACAAAGAAGCCTGAAGAAACTACGAGATAGTGGCGACTATCCTTTAGTTGCTATAGTTGAGCGGTGGAACGCGTTTGCTAAAGTCAGACAAGACTTGTTTGGGATTATAGACTTACTAGCAGTAGATACAAAAGGCAATACAGTAGGAATCCAAGTCACTAGCTATAGTAATATTAGTGCAAGGATAAAGAAGATGGAGGATAGTGATGCCATTCATCATTTAAGAAATGCTAATTGGGTGTTACTTGTTCAAGGATGGCATAAGAAGAATAACAGATGGGTATGTAGGGAGGTTGATATAAGCTAATGAAGAATGAAGATTTTAATGTTATTTTATTTATGATTGTTTTTTTATTATTGGTAGGGAGTTGATATGGCAAAATACACACAAGAAAAATATACAGAGTTTGCTACTAGAGCAAAAGAGTTTATAGAAAAGAATCCTGATGCTAGTAGAAAAAGAATTGCAGACTATGCAGGGGTTCATGCAGGAGCATTAGATAGATTAAGTAAGGACTATGGTTTTGTAATGCCTAAAGCATTAACTCCACAGCAGACAAGGAGAGCAAGTAACTGGGGAACAATACTGGGTGGGTTAAGTAAGAAATGAGGATAGCTAGACTCATGGATATATTAGATGATTGGGCAAGGTGGATGAAAAGAGATAGCCATAGGTTAGGTTATCCTAGCAAGTCATCATACTTTTCTAGTGGTGGTGAGTCTACTTCAGAAGTGTTTGAAGATATGGTATCTAAATCTGATATGGAAAATATAAAAATTATAGATGCTATTATAGATGGATTGCCAAAGCCACAAAGAAATGCTATTAACTATCGGTTTCTTCGTGGGAAAAAACCTATGTATTACGAAAGAGATTTAGGATTAGCTATAGATAATTTACTAACCATTGCTAGTAGAAGAATATATGCCTAATAAAATGAGAAATGTTTATGCCCCTCATATAGACTTTGAGTTTTTAGCAGGGATAATACCTAACAATCCCAAAGCACAGCCATGCAATATAGATGGTTTATTTCAAAGGAAAGATAAGTTTTTGGTAATGGAGTGGAAGCGACCTAATGAAAATATGAACATGGGTCAAAAGATATTATTAGATGCTCTTTCAGAACAAGATAACTTTACAGTAATACTAATAGAAGGATATTCTCAAGATGGTAAAAGAGATATAGGTGATATTAGTGTGCTAAAAAATAAAGTGTTTAAACATCATGGTAATGGAGAGATATTTTTAGTAGAGTTTATGCAAAGGTTCTACCATTATGCAGATAATTTATGAGTCGTATTCTGTAGTATTTAAATAAATAGAGTCTACAATCATCTCTATATTAGAGCCATCATTTAAAAATATAGTCATAGTATTTTCACCATAAACAATATCAATATCATCTATAGTCTTATCTATCATATGCTTTGCTATTAGCTGTATATCCATTTAATAAACTATTCCGTATATTATAAAGGCAATAATAGGACTAATAGGTAATACCGCAACCAATCCTAATATTATCATAAGATATCTCATATTTTTTTCTTTAGTCTTTTTCTTCGTTTGTGTGAATTGTTTTCATAGTTCTACAAGTTTTCATTGTGCTTACTTGTCCATACGCATCTTGTGTAGTGGTTTCCTCACAAGCTGATTGAATGATAACTTTCTTATCTCTATCTTCTAAATTCAGATCTAGTGGGTCAGCGTAGTCACCGACTCCTAATCCTATAATAGCTACAATTACTTCTATCATTTTTAATAGTGTAACCCTGATACATGAAGATAAAGTTTTTGAGGGTAGGTTATCTCTGATACTCTTGAAGTTAATTCTACACCACCTCCACCAATTACTTCAAAGAGA